ATGTCGCAAAGCCGCTGGGGCATCAATGTGGAGGAGGACCTGGGTGGCGGGTCCAAGGCCCTGGTGGTGCTGGAAAACCGTCTTAATTGAAGCGGGGCGCGATATTTGAAGCGTCAGAAGCGCGATAAATCGAAGCTCAAATTATTTCGCAGTGAGCAACAAAATTGCACACCTGGAAATACAGGACTCAGCGCAACAACAATTCGCGCAGATCATTCGCTCGCTGTACAGCATCTGCCGCGCTGAGTTTGCCTTCAAAGATGAGGCTCTTCCCAGCAGAACGTGCCAGCAATGCTTCGGTTTCTAGCACGCTCGCCACAAGATCAACGACTGGCGCCATGCCAGCAGTAGAACCGCCGCGCGCCACGACGTCAGAGATCGCATCGCGGATGCGATCAAGGCTCGCAAAGATGAGCGGATCAGCGCTGAGTGCATCTTCCGGCATGCTCATTGAGCTACTTCCTTGCCACGCTCCAGATCACGTAGGAATGCCTGCAACGTGGCCGCTCCCGCGGCATCAGTCCTGAGCTGGCCATAGCCCCGGCCGTTTTGCTGCAGATTGATGGTGATGGTCTGGCCGCTGCGCATGGACTCCAGCGGCGTCTGACTGGACTGGCTGGCGTTGCCGTTACCTTTCATGGTGTTGCGCAAAGCCATGGCGTCCACCTCGGCCTGCCATTCGGCCAGCGTGGTCTGGCGCTGAAAACTGCCCAGGCTGCCCGCGCTACGCGTGCTGAAAGGGTTTTTCTTGGCGTATTGCTTTTCCCACTCGGCCAGCCAGGCATTGGCCTGCTCATTGGACTCGAAGGACGGCACCGCGTCCGCATTGGTGATGGTGCCTGCGGCGCGCTTGGCCTCCTCCAGCTTGAGCGCGCGTGTGGCCAGATCGTTGGCTTTTTCCTGCGCGGCGATCTCGCGCTCTTTTTCGGCATTGAGCCGCTCCAGCGCGCTGCGGTGGGTATCCACGCTTTTGGCGGTCTGGTCGTGCGCGCGGCCGGCCTTGTGCACAGCATCGGCTGACACCAGCGTGGCCTTGCCCGCGGCGTCCACCTCAACCCGGTAGCCGCGCACCGCGGCCTGACCCTGCACCCAGCTGGGCGCTATGCCGTTGTTGGCGGCAATGGCGGCGTCTGCGGACTTCTTGAAGGCCTCGGCCAGCTCGCGGGCGCTGGCCGTGCCGCTGGCGGTGAGCGTGTCGTAGGCGTCCTTGGCACTGGCCGCCACCTTTTTCAACTCCTCATCGCTAGTGATGCCCAGCTGCTTCATGGCCTCGCGCACGCTGTTGATGCCGGGGGGTGGCCTTGTCCAGGGCGTCTTTGAGAGCGTTGGCCTTGTCCTTGGCCTGGTCGAGCAGGCCGTCGGCAATCTTGTCGCCCAGTTGGGCGCGCACGGCCTCAATGCGCGTGCGCAGCGCCTCAATGGCGGCCTGGCTGTCTGCGGTGGTGATGGCCTTGCCCAGGCTTTGCACCAGCGCAGCGCCCGTGTCCACCCCTTGGTCCTTCAGGCGGCCGAGGTTGGCGATCATGAAATCCACGTCGGCCACCGCGCTCTGCGCCGCCCTTGCCCATCGCCGCCCGCCGAGCACATCGAAGTCACCGCCCGCACGGCGGATGGCCTCGCGCAGGCCCGCATCCAATGCCTGCTGCAGCTGCACGGCGCCTTCACTGGCACCCTCCAGCGCCTGACGCGCGCGCACCTCAAATTCATTGAGGTTGACGTCTTTGAGTGCCACCGTCCAGGCATCGCGGAACTGCGTTGCCGTGATCTTGCCCTGCGCCACCAGGCTGTCCAGCACCACCGCTGCATCGTGGATGCCGGCGGCGCTGGCCAGGTCAAAGTCCTTGCCGATCTTGGCCAGCGCCTCGGCGGCCGTGTCGCCCTTTTCCACCAGCACGTCAAACTGTTTGACGAGATCGTCGCTTTTGCTCACCGTCTGACCGATGGCCTGGGTGGCCGCCTCCGCGGCCTTCTTGGGGCCGTTGACGGGCTTCTCCTCCAGCATCTTCTTGACAGCGGCATCGCCCTCTTCGGCAGCCCGCTTGGCCCGAAAAAACTCTTGCACCAGTTCGGCCACACCCAACGCCAACCCAATGCCGGTGAGCGAGCGCAGTACGCGTACGGCTGTGGCTAGGCCCGTGGCCGCGGTCGTTGCCACCGCCATCTGCCCGGCAGCCGCCCCGCTGGCGGCGCCCACGGCCGTCATGCCCGTGCTGGCTGCCACGGCGCCGCTGGCCATCGACAGCAGCGTACCTGCCATGTTGGCCGCCTTCAGCGCCAGCGCGGCCTCGGGCCACCCAGCTTGATCTGGGGGCCAAAGCCCGCCAAGGCCTTGACCACCGTCTCCACCGTCACTGGCCGTGGAGATGAAGGTGTCCGCCAGCGCCTTGGCCTTCGCCTCGCAGCTCGCCGGTCTGCTTCATGCGGTCGAACTCGGCCAGCAGCTCGCGCACCTTGTCGGTCAGGAATTCCAGCACGCCCGACTGGGCCACCATGTCGTAGAACTCGGCCAGCGCGTCCTTGGCATTGGCCACCGCGCCGGCGTAGGTGTTCATGAGCTTGTCGCTGGCACCGGCATTCATGCGCCCCAGCTCGTCGATCAACTGGCCGATCACGTCGCGGCCTAGCGCGCCGGCCTCGCTCATGCGCTGCAGCTCAGGCACCGTGCGGCCCGTGGCACGGGCCAGGGCATCCCACACGGGTACGCCGCGCTCGGCCAGCTGCATGATTTCCTCGCCTTGCAGCTTGCCCTTGGCCCAGGCCTGGCCCAGGGCCAGCGTCACGCCCGACACGTGTCTCGGTACCGCCGCCCAGGTTGGATGCCACATCCACCAGCGAGCGCATCTGCGCCTCGGTGGGCTGCATGCCCATGGCCGTGAGCTTAATGAAGGACTCGGTCAGCCCCGCCACCTCAAACGGCGTGCTGGCCGCCAGGTCCTTGATCATGCCGAAGGCGGCTTGCGCCTTCTCGGTGCCGCCCAGCAGGTTTTCCAGGCGCACGCGCACGTTCTCGAACTCGGATCCGGTGGCCACCAGTTGGCCCACTAAGTCCCCCGCGCTGCTGATGCCCGCCAGCGCCGCCGTCCAGGCCACAGCCTTGTGCGTCGCGCTGGCCAGCGAGCCCGCAGCGCCCTCGGCCGCCTGGCCCACGCCGGCCAGGGCGGGCGGTGTCTGCTGCGCCTGCCCGCGCACTTCAGCCAGGCGCTGGTTGAAGGCGGCCACGGCCGCCGCCTTGTCGGCGGGCAGCACGTCGGGCGCGTTGCGAATCTGGGCCAGCGCCGCCTGCAGCTGCTGCACCTCCTGCTCGACCGCCTGCACGCCCTTCACGCCCAACACCTTGAACGATTGCTCCAGGGCGCTGGCGGCAGTGCTGGATTCGCCCGCCACCGCCTTCATGGTGCCGCCGTAGCTCGATTCCAGCTTTTGCAACGCGGCCAGAAACTGCTGCGTGGCAAGGCGAATCTCGAATTCCAGTGAATTTTTATCGGCGGCCATAATGGTGCAATGTCAAGGTTGTTGCTGCTGCTCACCCTCCTGTCCGCACTGATGGGCTTGGCGGGCGCGGCCGGGTTTTTCTTCATGCTGGCGCTGGCCTGCGCCTGTGGGTGGCTGGTGTTTGGGCCAGGCGGGCTCTGGCTGTAAGCTTGCGTAGGTTGCTGTCGAGTCCTCTATGGCTCACGCTCCCAGCGCGCGCTGAATCTCAGCGATCGATTGCTTCACGCCTTCCAGCTCATCTTCAAGGTCTTCGCGCTCGCTTTCGAGCACCTCAATCAGGCCGCGCCGTTCATCGACTTTAGGTGCATCAGGCGCTGGCCACTTTGTGCCCACTGAAGCGCACACCTCCCCGTACAGCTTCTCGGTCACGATGTCAGGAACGAAGAAGCACCAGGCCCCGAAGGCGTCCCGCCCATCCCACAATGCGGCGTGATCTGGCAAAGCGATGGCTTGCTCTCGCAGGTTGCCATCTTCGTCTTCAAAATTGCTCCAAGGCCTTTCTTGCATGGGCTTGTGTAGGTCGTGCCCGTTGCCACGGTTGGGGCGTGTCCATTCCCGCATGAACAAGGATCTCGCGTACTTTTCACCCCGGGCCTTCACGTAGTTTTCCAAGTACTTGCGGAAGTCTTCGATGCTCACGGGCGCTGCGCGCAACGTATTCACCTGCGCATCGATTTCCAGAATGCGCTTTTGTGTCGCTGCCTGCTTGCCACGCAAGGACTGCAGCTCATCGGAAACAGCTGCCAGTGCAGACTTTGCTGTATCAGGGATGCTCATAATCACCTCTGCCTATCGACGAGAAAAAAATTGGTGCGCGGCCCCCGCGTAAGTCAGGCCTGGCGTTGACATCTGGATGTCCAGGATGGACTCATGATCCGAGACGCGCTCGCGATCAAAGTTGTTGCCATTGGCTCGACGTGCTTTGTAGTCCTTGATGTGACGGTCCGCCTCGTGCGCTGCGGCCGCAAAGCTCATGCCTACGTTGTTTTTCATGAGCAGCTGCGCCATCCTTTGAAGAACCATACGCTCTTGGCCATGCGTGTCCGCTCGGCTCGCCCTCGCCTCCGAAAACGCAACTTCAAGCTGCTGAATCATTCCCATAACGGGCCTCCTTTCGCTTCTCTCGAAACTGTCTAGCGCGACTTCTGCAAACTCAACGGGCTCCATCCCCTTTACTGCGGGCGTCATGGAAACAAGGAAGCCCACATGCTTTAGGTACCATTGACCGGGCAAAGGGTTGCGAGGGTCATAGGGTGGAAAAAATGAGGCGGATACGCCCGTGTGGTGTTGGCTCTTGACTTGGTTCACCAGTTCTTCGCTGAACTCCGCTGTTGCATACAGCCGATCACCACTTGTCGAAAGCGATTTGACCCATCCCATGGCGGGGCCATCTGTCTTTGGATGGCCGCTCACCAGCGGGGCGGGTTTGATGTGAGGAGAAAAGCTTTCAGCGATCTGCTGAATGTCAGCTTTGGAGTACTCAAACTCAGCGCCCTCCACCGTCTTGAACTTTCCCGCCCGGAAAATCTGAAACTTCTTTATTTGCATACAAGCCTCTATAAGCCCTTAAATGGCGATGCCGCACCCTTGGGGTGCGTTTCTGTTTTGGGACGCCCTGGGATTGATTCCTGGGCCTTGGAGGTGGTCTTCTTGCGGCGGTCCTTGATCACCTCTCGCTCAATGTTGCGAACGCGACTTGAAGTCAGCCCAGTCATCCGTGCTACCTCAAGGTAGTCGCGTCCCTCTTTGATCAGCTCCAACACACGTTTGCGCCGCTCCTCAAACGCATATCCAGCACCTGAGGGGATGTAAGGCTGCGTGCCTCCAAAATCACGCGCAATGCCATAGACCAATTGCACGGCCAACTCTGCCGATGCATCCATGGAAAGCGGTTTTGGGCGCGTAATCAACGTGACATAGAAACTGCGCGCAAAGTCACGCCACGCGTCAGACCATTGCTCCGTAAAAAAGGCTTCAAGGGGCGATATCTGCTCCTTGGTGAGGTGCTGTAGCACGGTGCGGTTCGTCGGCTGCATTGGCTGATGCGTTCTGTTGAAACGCATCAATGATCTTTGGCGACCATTTGCGCTAACCGATGATGCGCTCCACTTATTGACGGGCGCAGCAAGCTCCGCGAAATGCGGCGTCAACGCCGCTTTTCCAATCTCGCTCCCCGCTTGGAAAGGGCACGCGACGCCAGCGCCAACGCGCCTCCAAACAAATCCAGAATCAGAACTGGCCTTTCGACCCGCCCCGGCCGAACAATGCAGTCATCGCAACTACCCACTGCATGAGGTGCCGCCATGAATCACATCCCCGCTGATCTGAGCCCCGAAACCGTTGCATGGATGCAGGCGCAAATGGCGATCAACAACGCCCGCACCGCCGCCGTTCTGCGCGAGGAAATCAATAAGGTGGACGACTGGGCCAATGGCATCTTCGCGGCGCTGCGCGATCTGCTGGCCGTGCAGCTGCGCGGCGCGCCGCAACTGGGTCAGGCGCTGGCGAAGGAGTGGAGCATTGCGGCGCGCGACTTTGACCGTATCCATGTGCAGGGCCAGCCCGCCAGGCAGGATGAGCCGCTGGAGTACCTGGAGGCGCGCAAGATGCTGTATCGGCTGTTCTCGCACCTGGGCGCGATGCCGAAAGTGGGGCGGGGGTGATTCCCGCTGTTTGGTTGCCGTGGCAACCGATTTACGCTCCTTCCCATAGAGGGATCGGGCTGTTCTTGGTTGCCATGGCAACTTCGTGGTCGCCATGGCGACCAGATTCAGAGTCTCTCCAGAGGATGGGGCGGGAAATTTTGGTCGCCATGGCGACCAGAACCGTCGCCACGGAGACGACTTAAACTTGCGACGCCGCACGGGCCGCAGCCCTTCGCTTCCGCCCTTCGGCCTTCAATGCTTTGATGCGACGCTTCTCCGCAAGCTGATCGGGCGTCAGCCATCCATTCTTGGCGCATTCTTCCAGGTGTGCCGCCGCCGCCTTTGCCTTGGCCTCTTCGGTGTCTCGGGCATCCAGGATTGCCAGCGTTTGAGGATTCGCGATGTACCGAAAGATCGCACGCTGCACCATACGACTCAACCCTTCGGAGGATTGGATTTCGCTGCGCTCAACAAACTTGCGCACAAAATGCCGGGCGCGCGAAGTCTGCGCCTTCGCGTCGGCATGCAGGGCTGGTCTTCCCAACACCAGCGCTGCGCCAAGCAATGACATAAGGTCATCGTCTACTGAGACGGTCGTTGGTTTGGGTAAGGCTACATGGATACGCATGGTTTGATGGTGCGACGCCGCACACTTTGAGATAACTATTTATAGGAATCCTGCCGTCGATGGCACATCGCATATAACCAATTATCGCAAAAAGGTCGACGCCTGTCGTTTTTGGATAACTATTTATAGAAAAAGCGTCGCTGAGGCGGTATTTGCGCTATCATCCCCCCATCCTCTCGGGGATGCGGGTTGGCGGCCCGTGACGAAGGCGCAGCAGCCGCGCGCCTCTAAACGAGACGGCGGCTTTTCTTTTTTGCTCCCCAGGCTGCGCTGGGGCACGGCACCCGGTTTCGGCGGGCCGTGCGGGACTCTCCGAAAGGAGGGTGCCGGTCCTTCGTCCGGTCCGCCAACCCGCACGGTCTGCCACCCTCTCTTGGCGGAGTGGGCGGCAGGTTCTCGACCTGTCACGAAGGAGCCATCATGGCTGACACCCTCGCCCCCACTGGCGCGCACACTGCCGCCGCTTTCCCCACGGACCCTATCCGGCTCTATGCCAAGCTGATGAATAGCCTGAGTCGTTGCCAGCGCGAACTGCTCGCCGCAACGCCATGCTATGACGTGGCCCAGTCGCACATGGACAGCGCGCGCGATGCCCTGGCGGCGCTCGTTTCCCTTGAGTCCGGTTCCGTTCACTGAGGGAGGCGTCCATGTTGCATTACGAACTCTCCGAAAACGAGCTGCACCGCCTGGAAGACTGCATGAAGCAACTCGACTTCATCACCGATCTGTGCAGCCACATCAAGGGCTATCCAAGCCTGTCTATCGATGGTCTGCAGAGCTTCTTGTGCTCCATGCAGCAAGGCCTGCACACCACGCTCAAGGCGGTGGATGAGCGCCGGGAGGCGCAGCAGGTGCTGAACGAAGGCACGCACCAGCAGCCCGCGCCGGGCGGCATCTCGCCCGAGCTACTGGTGCGGATCATGGAGGCCTGCAGCGGCGCGGACGTCGGCCAGGATGCCCTGGCGCTGATCAACCACGAACTATTCGAGGCTGAGACGAACGGCGGGTACCGCTATGCGCAACGGTCCTTCTATACGGCACTGCAACGCCGGGGCTACAACGTGACCACCATGGTGCGCAACGGCGAGGCAACCATCAGTTTTGAGCGCCCCACTGCCCAGGCCAGACCGAAAGCCACGGCGCGCAAGCGAGAGCGCCTGACAGCGCACGCCTGACGCCTGCGTGTACTTAAAAAAGGGGTGCTGCCATGGGATGATGGCAGCACCCCTTGTTGTTTCTAAGCCCTGGGAAGAGGCGCTTCTTCATTGAAACGGTTTAGTGGGCTTCAGCGGGTTGGCGAGAGAACAATGCAGCATCACATTCTCTTGTCCATGAGCAATGAGCCGATCCTCGAAAGTCCTTTACCTCACGCCCCAGCAACGCGCGACCGTTGACGCCTGCATTCGCAAGCACCACTACGTCAACATCCTGAAAATTGTTGCCCATCTCGCGGAGGACGGTATTGAGCTGTCAAAGTCAGGCCTGCACAGGTACGCTGTGCAGCTTCGGGCTAGGGATGCGCAGCATGCCGGTACAGTGGATGACACACTCGTGATCATTGTCGAGCGCAGCACCGGCGCAACAACAAGCCTTACATCGAGCGCATCGCGGGATGCGATTACGGGAGCTGTGGCGAGTTTGGGTAAGTGATCTTGCGTGTTTTCTGGCGCGAAACACATTTTCATTTTTGAACCAACATCTTCCGCCCACTACCCGGATCTACCCTCTTTTATCGCGCCGTTTACTCTTCATTTATCTCACTCCCGTTCACTTAATGCCGATGACGGCAGTGTTTCCACCCCCTTCTTCCAACTGTCCTATCTGGGTCTGCAAGGCCCTTATGGCCGCCTGACTGCC